TGGAACCTAACTAAGCTGTGAATGACTTTATTTTTGAGAGCATTTGGACGTGGGTTCGATTCCCACCAGCTCCACAAAAGGGGATTAAAAGTCCCCTTTTTTATGCCATTTATTTTTTTTGAGGATATATATTTATAATTGACAATATATAGGTAATAAAATGGCTATCGATTATGAAATCTTTGATGGAAAGTCCCTTTCTTCTCTTTTCAAAGACATTTACGACAATACAGAATATAATAAAAAACAACTTGATATATTAACAAAGGAACTTGTAGGATTTATCAAGGACGGTGACACTGCAGTTCAGTTAGTGCCAATGATAAAAGAATATCTCGAAATAAACGTTAAAAACGATGACCAACTTGTAAAGATGGCTGGTATTGTTCAGAGGTTAATATCGACTGAACAAAGAGCATCTGCGGAGGATGAGTTTGGTTTGTCCGAGGAAGAAAAAAATCAATTACTATCAAACATCGAGGACACCGTCATCGATATCCAAAACGAATCGGATAAAATTCATAATAAAATTAGTTCAAGTAAAGATTAATGGGATTTACAGAAAAAATAGGTGACGTTCTACCAGATTTAGATTTAGATAGATTACCAACACCACGACAATTAAGTGATTATGTAAAAAAAGTTTTTAATTCTGGTGCAACAATATATCATGAAACAATGGTGATGGAAGTTACAAAAGTAATTACCAACGAACCATTTGATAGAGGTGCAGTTGAAGGTATTTTTTTACACGACCCACAACAAGTTACAACAAGAATAAAACCACAATCCCAAGGTGTTTTAAGAATACCAGTAAAGGGTGAACACGTTACTGTCAAAGAATTAAATGGTCAATTTTTTTATGACTCTATTTTAAACCGCAGAGAAAATGTAAATGAGAATAGTTTAGCTGGTGTCACAGGTATATTAGATAGTGATAATAAATTATCTGAGGATGGGACATTTACAAAAAAAAGAGTTGCACCAATAAAAATTAGTGAGGGTTGTACTTTGTTCGAGGGTAGATTTGGTCACTCTATTCATCTGTCTCGAAACAATCCTAACAATGACCCAACTATAAAAATGAGAGTTTCTGGCCGTCAAGATTCAGGCCAAACAACTGAAAGTATTGACAATGATGATTCTTCAATTTATTTAATATCCAATGGTTTAGAAGTTGGTAATAAATTTGATGACGAAGTTTTGGAAGGAAAAAAAGTCCTAATAAAAAGTGATGGTATATTTATTAGTGGAAGGCAAGAAATAAGATTAAATTCAAGTAATGTTAAATTAGGTGGTAATGATAATTTAGAGCCAGTTGTAAAAGGAGACCAATTAGTTAAATTATTAGATGGTATAGTAAAAGCATTATCCGATGGAGCAAATGCTTTTACAACTGAGAAAGCAGCTGGGACAACAATACAAACCTTGCTCGCATTATTACCAGATACGAAAAGTATTTTAAGTGAAAAAGTAAAAACATCGTAGGAGTTATTATGACTAAAAAAGACTTTATCAAAATAATCAGAGAAGTAGTCAAACGTGAAGTTCAAAAAGAGGTCAAAAAGATATTTATAGAAGAACAAATATCTAAACCTGTTATTCAAGAAGAACCAAAAGAAAAAGTTTCTTACACAAAAAACAAAAGTATAAATGACGTATTGAATGAAACTGTTGGTCTATCTAAATCAGCTAAACAAGAACAAGAGTATCCAACTCTTGGTGGTGGTGCTTTCGATACTTCAAGAATGGCAGAGTTAATGGGATACGGAAAGCCAGAAGATGTAAAAAGAGATATGGTAGCAGTTGATACTTTTAAAAAAGCTGGTGTATCTTCCGACCAAGTTCCTGAAGCTGTCACTAAAGCACTAACTCGTGATTATAGTGACCTAATGAAAGCTATGAATAAGAAAGGTAAGTAATGTCCGCACGAAGCACCGATTTAAATCCAAATGTTTATGTCGGATTAAGTTTGCCTCTTAAGCCAGGTCGTGGTGGTGATTTTGAAAAAACAAAAACAATTTTAGAACAAGCCAGAAGTAATCTTAAAAATTTATTATTAACCCATGTAGGTGAGAGATTAAATCAACCACAGTTTGGTAGTAATTTACGAGCTTTAATTTTTGAACAAATAGACGATGAATTACCTACAAAGATTGACACCGAAGTTAGAAGAGCTACAAATTTGTGGTTGCCTTACATAGTAATAAGTGAAGTGAATACTTTAACTGAAGAGGGTGACAATAATAAAATAGTAGTTCAAATAAAGTTTAGCACTTCGTTAGACCCACAAACACAAGAAACAATTTCATTGGATGCTTCATATACAGCGGAGAGAGTTTAATGGCAAGAATCAGCACAAAGAAAAATTTAGTAAAAGATGTAAATTATCTTAACAAAGATTTTAGTGATTTCAGAGATAATTTGATTGAGTTTGCAAAGATATATTTTCCTAATACATATAATGACTTCAACGAAGCTTCACCTGGTATGATGTTTATAGAAATGGCATCATATGTAGGTGATGTTCTTTCTTATTATATTGATTCACAATTCAGAGAATCATTACTCGCTTACGCAGAAGAAAAAAGAAATGTATATTCAATTGCACAATCTTTTGGATATAAACCCATAGTCACTTCACCCGCGACAGTAAAATTAGATGTATTCCAAACCGTCCCAGCATTAGATAATAAACCTGATTTAAGATATGCATTGAATGTAAAAGCAGGAGCTATTATAAAATCAAAAAGCACTGGAACGACTTTCAGAACTTTAGAAGATGCAAATTTTAATGTCGACACCATTTCAAGTCCAAGAGTATTATCTATTTTCGAAACCGATAGTGGTAATCCAACAAAATTTCTTTTAAAGAAAAGTGTCACTGCACAGAGTGGTGAAATTACTACAGAGTATTTTACCTTTGGAGCAGCTGAAAAATATTCCGAAGTCCAATTGGCAAACTCCGATGTCATAGAAATAATTTCCTGCACTGATACTGATGGTGATAATTGGTATGAAGTTGACTCACTAGCCAGAGATACAATTTTTGAGGATGTAGAAAACAATTCTGTTAATGACCCAACCTCAGTTTTAAATCGAGATGTATCACCTTATATTTTGAAACTAAAAAAAGTTTCAAAAAGATTCACAACTTTTATAAATGAAAACGACCAAACTCTGATTAGATTTGGTGCTGGTATTTCATCAAATGCGGATGAAGAAATTATACCTAATCCAGATAGTGTTGGTTCAAACTTACCAGGTAGTCCAACTTACTTAACAAAGGCTTTTGACCCAAGTAATTTTTTAAACACAAAAACATTTGGTCAAGCTCCATCGAACACCACATTATCAATTAAATATTCTTTTGGTGGTGGCGTAGATGATAATGCGGCAGCTAATGATGTGAATGAAATAAATAGTATTACATTTGAAATACAAGATTCTTTATTAGTTTCTACAATTGTTCAAGAGTCAAAGGATTCAGTAGGATTTACAAATCCAAATCCTGCTACTGGTGGAGGAGGTGGTCAAACAATTAGAGAGGTAAGAGATAGTGCATTAGCTTATTATCAAGCACAACAAAGGGCAGTGACCAAGGATGACTATATCGTAAGAGCATATTCTTTACCAGCAAAGTATGGTAATATTGCAAAAGTTCATTTAGTCCAAGACGACCAACTAAATAAATCTTATGATTTTTCAAGCCTTGATGAAAAGATTACAGATGAGGATGTGGGTAAAACACTTCGTCAAGTTCAAGTGACAAGACCCAATCCATTAGCTATGGATATGTATACTTTGGGTTATGCTAGTGATGGAAGTTTAACCAAACTTACAGATGTTGTTAAGGAAAATTTGAAAACATACTTATCACAATATCGATTAGTTACAGATGCAATCAATATAAAAGACGCTTACATAATACATCTTGGAGTTGAATTTTCTATTTTAACAAAGGCTGGTTTCAACAAAAACGATGTATTGTTAAGATGTGTTAGTGAAGTGCAAGATTTCTTTGATGTAAATACTTTTCAAATTGGACAACCAATTGTATTGTCAGATTTAGTTTATAGAATATCTTTGGTAGATGGTGTGTCATCTGTAGTCAGACCAAATGATTCTAAAGAAATGATACAACTAACAAATAAGTTCAAACCAAGTGAGGGTTATTCAGGTAATGTTTTTGATTTAGAGTCAGCGACGATTAACGGTGTTGTGTATACGGCGTTAGACCCAAGTATATTCGAAATTAAATTTCCTAACAGCGACATAAAAGGTTCTGTTGTTGGTGATAACACAGGCTTAGGAGCATAAGATGCATTATTTTATTTTTGCAGACCAAGACACAACTCTTTACGAGGCATCTTCAAGTTTAAATGCAGGTCTTGATGAGATATTAGAAATTAGAAAAGATGTAAGTGATACAGGCACTACTGTAGATGTTTCAAGAATAGCTATACAATTTCCGTTGTCTTATATTTCAAGTTCAATAGTATCTGGTTTAATACCAAAACCAAATACTGTATCAGGTTCAAGATATTTTTTAAATTTATTCGATGCAAAACCAACTGCATTAGCAACATCACAAAGTTTATATGCTTATCCTCTCAATAGAAGTTGGATAGAGGGAGATGGTCGTGCAGATGCCAATCCTATAATCACGGAGGGATGTAGTTGGACTTTTCCACTTGGTCAGAATGATGGAACTTTGTGGAATACAAGCGTAAGTGCATCTGGTGGAACATGGCATACAGGTAGTGGATTTGAAGCATCACAATCGTTCACAAAAAAATCACAAGATGTTCGTATGGAAGTTACAGACATTGTTGATAAGTGGTTAAAAGGAACTATTAGTAACAACGGATTTTTAGTAAAAAGAAGTGGTAGTATTGGTAATACAGTCACAAGTTCAGATGAGGGTAGCACAACTAGATTTGGTAATTTTTCATTCTTCTCATCTGACACCCACACAAAATATCCACCAACCTTGGAAGTTGTATGGGATGATGCGACTTGGAACACGGGTTCTTTAAGTGCTTTAACAAGTGCAGACCTTGAGGATTTAGTTGTTTATATGAGAGGTTTAAGGCCAGAATATAAGGAAAATTCACGAGCAAAATTTAGATTAGTTGGTAGACCAAGATTTCCAACTAACACATATGCAACGAGTGCAGCAAATCTCACGATTAAATATTTACCAAGTGGTAGCTCGAATGGAGATGGTGCTTTTTATTCTATTCGTGATGCTGAAACAGAAGATGTAATAGTTCCATTTGGAAGTGGTTCTAAAATTAGTTGTGACTCAACTGGTAATTATTTTAATTTAGATTTAACAGGATACCAACCTGAAAGATACTACACTTTAAATTATAAAATTGTAAGTGGTAGTGGAACCGCGGATGAGACCAGAACTTTTATTGACGAGGGATTTACATTTAAGGTTACGCTATAATGCCATACACACAAGAAGAGGCGCAAAAATTAACTTTTTATACTAACTTTCGTGATGACTTGCGAGAGGAGTATTTAGTAAAAGTTAAAGAGTCATCGGACTTATCAACACCATTTCGTGACGACAATAATGTTTTGTTATCTTATGAGAATATAGAAAATAATGAGGGTATAGAAACAGTAACTATTTCTGATGAAAGTATTTATAAATTATACACAACACAAGAAAATATTGAACAATCAAAAACATTCAGTAACAGATTACAAACTCAATATGATAAAACAAAACTATTAAATAATATCATAGAAAGAGATATTACCGAATTATCAGAAGATATCATAGCAGATGATTTACCATCCGATATCACAAATGGTATGGTCGTAACGACTGAAGACCCAACAGATAAAACAAGGTTTTTGATACAAGGATTTCAAAAAAGAATTTTTAGAAATATAGGTGAATTTTATGCTCGTGGTTTTACTTTAGGAAAACTTAAAAGTTTATCACAAGAAGAACTAGATTCTATACCAGACGGAGACCCAATCGAATAATGGAAATCAGATTAAAAAGAGAAGACATTGATTTATTAGATACAGGTAAAAAAATAATACCTGGCACAGATGGTAATGCTGTATTCGGTTCATTAGATAGGGATTACATTGAGGTTTTAATTTATGACCTAAATGAAAATTTTTTAGATAGTGGTCGTGTCGATGCGAGTGATTTTGTATACAACGAACCACAAATCGAAACATTACCAAATGAAAATCAAAGAGCGATTGGTGGTGGGGTAAAGATAAATACAGGAAATGTTTTAAGAAAATTAGGTTACGATAGAGGAAAATTTATAGTCAAATATAATTTTTTAAGAACTTTAGCTGGTTCTAATGAAACTATTTTAGTCGATGAAGACTCAAACATAGTTCCATCATTGACTGACACAGGTGAGAATAATTTTCATCAAATGAGTGATGGAACCCTTATGTCAGGTCCTGTTCATACTGACGGCTCTATCGAATTGTCTATAAAAGAAAACAAATATTTTATACAAGAAATATCTCCAACAAGAAATGAAATTCGTTTAGCACCCCAAAATATCAACGATACATCTTATAGAGAGAATTTTTTTGCAACACAAACAGGTAAAAAAACTCAATCATTTCCAAACATTGGGGGTTTTATCGGTAGTGATTCACAAAAAACAGATTTGGGCCTATCGAATAGATATAAATTCATAGATGATGCTGTGAGTGTTCCTAATGAATTGAAAGGTGGTGTGTTTCAAATTGACAACTCTTATGTAGAATCAATAACTGATTTAACAATTAAGAGTGATAGTGGTGTAGACACCCAATCAGAAGTTGTCGGTGAAGAAATAATACCAAGATTTATTATTACTAACATTTCAACAGGTCAGTATCAAAGGGGGGATAGGAACTTAGCTTTAATCCATAATTATTTTAAGGATTTTTTACCAACAGATACACCAGACAGAACTGGTATAGAATATATGGACAGAAGTAAAGGAATGCGTGGAATCAAGAAGATAGATAATGCATTTCAACCAGTCGAGGTTTTTACGGCACAAAGTGAAGGAAACAATACTCTTGTAACATTTAGAAGTATATCTACAAAACCTGATGTAACAATGAAATACACATGGGAAATTGGTGGTTATGATGTAAGAGGTAATGGTGATTATAGAACCATTGAAGCTCAAGATGTATCCATAGTAGGTTCGAGTGACCCTCGTGGTATTTCAGGTGACGATTTAACAGAAATACAAGTTGAACTCAAATCACAAGGTGCCAGATATAGTGTTGGTCTAACAATTGATTATCCAGCAGAAAACAAAACTGCTACTGTATATTATCCTTGTGTCATTAAAGAACCAAGAGGAACATAGCGATGTCTTCTAGTATACTATTCAATAATGAGAATGTAGAGACTATACCTGAGATTACTCTACGTGATGCCGTTAAGTTGACATTTTCTGACGTAGCTGACACCGAAATGGGCATTCAAGCATGGGAGTGGGAAATATCACCACCACAAGGAAATAAGTCTAGACATGCAAAATTTGAAGAGGTTTTTCAATTTGATTTAATTAGTTTAGGTTATGATATAGGTGGTCAATATAAAGTTTCTGTTATTGATACAAGTATTGACACCGAAGTCACAAGTATTAGTTTAAATGTTATTATGAGTAATGAGGAAGCTGAGAATGCACAAGTTAACGAAAATGAAATAGAAAATTTAGTTCCTTTTGTAGCACAGGTCACAGATATAGTTGGCGGAAATACTTTAATATTAAATCAGAATTGGAACACATTTCGTAATATTGTTCAACCAGTTAGAGATAAACTTAATCCAAACGCAACATTTAACGAAATAAAAATATCATATAAATACAATGATGTTGAAGATTTAAATACTTATCTACATTTTGGTGATGACAATAAGTTTTTAGTTACTAATGTAAAATCAGATAGAGATACATTCCCAGCATATCCATACTCTGCAGTGTTTAGATTATATGAACCTTTGCCAGAAGACATAGATGTAAAGTCACAAACATTTATAGTAAAAGAAGTTTTACCACAAATTGTAGAAACAGTAGAACTATTTCCTTATGAACAAGAGGACGAGGGTGCTCTTATTTTAAAAACACCTGACACTGCACAAGTTGAGTCACCAGTAAGTGAGAGAAGAATACCAGCAAAAAGTTTCGATGAACTTGTCACATCTAACAAAAATATTAAAAATCAAATCCTTGATAAATTTTTAACAGGTAGTCAAAAACCAATTGAGTTAAATGCTGATTATAGTGAATACAAAAACTTTGTCAATTTTAGTTCGGCAGAAAAAAGATTAGCAAACTTTAAATATAAAATACAACAAATAGAATCTAACAATGCAAAAAGTTCCTCTTTTGCAGCGGTAACAAGTGGTTCACCTGATGCGACGTTGTATGAAAATAAAACAAGAAATTTAAAATCTAATTTTGATGGATATGACAATTATCTATATAATGTTAGTTCATCTTACTTTTCGAGTTCGTTAGGTCTGTCAAGAGATGCTAGTTGGCCAAAAACTGGTAGTGGAACATTTGCTGACCCTTACGTACCTGTTAGTTCTTCGAATACACAATTTACTACTTGGTATGGTTCTGTAAATAGTGAGACTGGCCAGATTTATTCTGCATCATTATATGACAAAACAAATCCAAATAGATTAGTAAATTTATTACCAGACCATATACGAGAAGATACGCAAAACTCTGCATTTTTAGATTTTATGGATATGGTCGGTCAACACTTTGACGAGTTATGGTTGTACACAAAAAACCTATCAGAGATTACAGATAGACAATCTGATTTAACAAAGGGATTTTCAAAAGATTTAGTATTCAATCTAGCAAAATCTATGGGTTGGGACATTCAAGATGGCAAAGACCTCTTGGATTTAAGTAGATATGGTTTTGGACAAAAGGCCGAAGGTAATTCTTTTAAACTTTATACCTCGGGTTCACTTACATCAAAAACAGAAAGTGATATGTCTCGTGAGATTACAAAGAGATTAATATCAAGTATGCCTTATATTTTAAAAACAAAGGGAACGATAAATTCTTTGAAAGCAATAATTAATTGTTATGGTATACCAAGTTCAATTTTAAGAGTTAAAGAGTATGGTGGATTAGAATCCGATAAACAAAAAGCACAATTTGAAATAGCTAGAAAATTTACAAGAGCTCTTGGATTTAGAGGTGGTCAATTTATTCAAACCACTTGGGACGATGACGGAACCACATCAAGAAAACCTGATTCAATAGAATTAAGATTTAGGTCAAGTAATGTTGCAAATCAAATTCTTGTTCAAAAAGATAGTGATTTTGCAATAAGATTAAAAAACAACGGATTGACAGATAACAACGGAACCGTATCTTTTATGTTATCTGGCTCGGATGGATATAAAGAAATAAGTTCATCACTTTTACCAATTTTTGATGGTGATTATTATTCAGTATTATTAAGAAAGAGAAAAATTAATTCCGAGTTATTTCCGACATCCTCTTTTGAAGTTGGTAACAATGCAGGGCTTTTCAATCCACCTTTTATAACAGGTAGTAGAAGTGCAGAGTTTGGTAAGTTAGAAATAGTTAGTAGTTCAAATGTTGCTAGGACTGGCACAAAATCACTTAAACATACAAACACATCTGATGACACAACATCATACTCATTGTTTTATAAAAATCCTGATGATAATTTATATCCTGGTAATAATGCTAGTGTTGCAAATGTAAGTGTTGGTGATGAATATACTTTTAGTGTGTTTGCAAAAGCTTCTGGTAGCCAAGTTGATTCAGTAGCTAGTATCGTATTATTTGAATTAGATGCTGATGAGGAAGTAGTGAATTGGACAGAGGAGAACGAGTATGGATATCAAGATGGTGGTATAAAAAGTTCACAATATGTGGGTCTAAACGAAACAGAGTGGAAACAATTAACAGTCACAAAAAAAATAAAATTTTCACAAACAACCAAACTTGGTGTCAGATTTGAAAACAGAAAACCAAAAACATCTGTTCTTTTTGATGACGCATCTTTAAGAAAAATTTCAACAAATACTGATACACTAACTGACCCATTTAAATATGATTTATTAGTAAAAAAATATGACTCTGGTCTTGATAGGATTAGATTGGCATCAAGAGAAAGTTTGATTATATCAAGTTCAATATCACAATCATATAATGCGGCATGGACAGGTAGTGGTAATTTATTTATTGGTGGTAATGATACTGGTTCATTTTCTTCTAATAGATTTTCTGGTTCTATGATGGAGTTTAGGTTATGGAGTGAACCACTCAACGAGACTGCATTCGATAATCATGTAGCTACACCAAAATCTTATTTTGGTAATACTGTATCTTCATCCTATGATAATTTGAGTAGAAGATTTCAATTTGATGATAATAGTGGTTTAGCACAAAATGCAGCAATTAGAGATACTAAACCAAATCAAAACTCTGCAACAACAGGTAGTGCAAAAGGTTTTGCAGGTGCTAACACTTTTGAAAGTGTTATAGATAAAACAAAAACTATTGTTCCAAATCACGGGCCAAATCGTAGAACCGCAACAAAGATTAGAATAGAAAAAAATAATTTGAGTGGTAGTGGTGCTTCTTTGTCCTTAACTAAAAGATTTGATTCGAGTGTTAATGATTACTCGCCTTTAGATTCACCACGACTCGGTATATTCTTTTCACCAGTTGATGTGATAAATGAGGATATAGTTGGTTCATTTGCAAATCTTGATTTCAATGAATATATTGGTGACCCAAGAGATAATTTTTCTGAAAATTATAGTGAGTTAAAAGATATATCACACAAATATTTTAAAAAATATTCTGGTAATAATAATTTCTTTGACTACATTAGATTGATAAAATACTACGACCAAAATATTTTTAAACAACTTCGTAAAGTAATACCAGCTCGTGCAAAGGCTAATTTAGGGACTGTTATCGAGGGTAATATATTTGAAAGACCAAAATCACCTGTTCAAAGAAGTAACCCGTCAATTGAAGAACCTTTCTTCGAAAACACCATTGATATAGGAACTTTTGAAGGTGAGGTTGACCACGAAGATAGTCGTTCAATAATAAGAGTCGAGTCAGATTTTCCAAACTTCAGTTCACAAATAGATGCTGGTTTAGATATTTTGGAAAGACCATCATTATATAAATTTGATTTTAACGATAACTATTCTGACAATTCTTTATATATTAGTGGTTCAGCAAAAATAGGTGGGCCAGACAGAGTATTTCAAGAGGTTACAGGTTCAATCATAACACAAGGTAGATTATCACTCCATAATCAAGTCAGTAAATTTTTCTATACAAGCTCTGTCGAATTTGATAATAGTGTAAGAATTGGAACAAGTGCACAAAACAGAATTTTATTTCCTGACGGAGATTTACTACAAAATTTATTTACATCGAGGTCATTAGTAAAAACTGATATTGACCCTAAATATGATGAGGTTACTGCTTTAAATAATAGTTTTTATGAGGGTGTTAAAAACACAAGAAGCACAACAATAGATGGTGACTCACCTTTCATCGTCAGAAAGAGTGCTACCAGAGTGGCAGTCCCAACAAGAGGTGATATTGGTAAGTTAGGTATTGTTGACGAAGAATAATTAACAAAAAATAATATAAGATATATTTATAGATGAGAAATATGTTATATTCAAACATTTGGAGAATAAAGAATGGGATTTTTAGATAACTCAACAGTCACAGTTGACGCTATATTAACAAAGAGAGGCCGTCAAATTTTATCACAAGGTGGTAACTTTCAAATTACAAAATTTGCATTGAGTGACGAAGAAATAGATTATACTCTATTTGATGTCACACATCCTAACGGAACCGATTCTTATGGTTCAGTTATAGAAAATATGAATTTATTAGAAGCAGTCCCTAATCGACAAACTTTTAATAGTTTTTTGGTAAGAAATTCTTTAGCAGGAAACTCAATTAGAATTTCTAATTTAACAAATTCAAACGTTGAAAAGTTAACACCGATACCAATTAACCCATCAACCGATATACAAGAAACTTTTACATTTCGTATATCAAATACTAACATAGTAAAATTTGAATCAGTTCCTGCAAAGAAGACACTTGTAGGAGAAAGTGCAGTGTTAGTTGCGCAATCTATAAGTGAGAACGCGACAGCAGTCGTGTCTGTTGAGGGTAATACATCTGGTCTTAAAAATATAGTATCAATTCAAGTTAAAAAAGACGAGGGTTCAACCATTTCACCTGATTCACCAGAGGTTGTCGAAACAACGACAAGTTCAAATGGTGGAACTTCATACTCTGGTTAGGAGATAAAAGATGAGTTTATATAAAGAATTTGACCTTTCAGATAATGGTGATGTTGTAAACGATGTCGCTTTAGTTACGTCAGGTATCTTTCAAGATGGTGCTTCAAAGATTACAACATTTTTTACATCAAGTGTTCAAAGTGGTAGCACAGGTGATTATAGTTTAGATGTATTCAAAAATAGTCCAGCATCAAATGCGTCAGCATCCGTTCAGTTTGGTATAGCATATGGACACTACGCTGGTAGTGGTTCTCTTGGTGGTATAGGTGTCGTTGGTGAAAGACCATCAGCAGCTGTATACGGACAATTAAATAATCTCATTAATCCACCCCAAACATCAAAGTTTGTATTTGGTAGTCACACTGCAGATGATATATTTGCAATCTCATTTAATCGAGCTAGAACAAGAGAGTCAATAGAACCTGGTGGTTGGGAGCTACAATTAAGTGGTAGTAGAGGTGTAACAATTAAGTTAATTGATGACTCATCAACTTTTGCAGCAGGTAATGACTCACGTAGAAATTTTTCACCTGAATTCAATATCGTTTCTGGTAGTTTAGTTGGTGGAACTACGATTAAAACAGCAGCAGCTTCAGAGGGTTCTAATGGCACTTACGGTAAATTCTATCCAACAATTGGTTTACTCATATTAAACTCAAATAGAATTGAAGCAGATTTAGAAAACATAAGTGGTGGTCAAATAAAAAGTGGTTCAAATGCTGATGGCGGTAATAACGATGCATTTTTTCAATTAGTCAAGAAAGGTGAATACTTTCAAGCTAAAAGGCAAGAACAAATCACATCGAGACATTATTTTGTTAGAGCTACTGCAAACGACTTTAATGCGACTACTAATGAAACCTATTATACAGAATCAATCGCAGGTGTAAAGAGAATAATACCTGGTCTTCAAACAGACCCAAAAACTTACATAACAACAGTCGGTATGTATAATGATGATAATGAATTATTAGCGGTTGCTAAATTAAGTAAACCAATTATAAAATCAAAATCAAGAGAAGCCTTAATCAAAGTTAAATTAGATTTCTAAGGGTGAACCATGTCATTCAAGAAAAATCTTGAACCAACAGATGTATCCCTAACATCATTCGAGGTTTATAAATCCTTTTCATTTACAGAAAGAGATAGTGGTAGTGGTGTATTTGCAGTCCCTTTAACAAAAGGAACTGACAGCACTCTATTTGATTTTTCTACACAAACAGGTACATCCAAAACTATATCTGGTTCTATATTTTATAAAGTCCCAAATTATCATATGATTAATAATCTTTATTACAAAGATATTAGACAGATGAGAGGACATATAGATTTGATTAGAGGTGTTCCTACTGGTTCAGATGCGGTCGTAAAATATACTTCTGAGAATTTTTTATCAAATACTTCTGAATCTTTACGACGACCATTTACAAGAAACATTCACTCAACTGCAACCGCCATATCTTTACCACAAAAATTTTATGGTGAAAGATTAAAACCTAATTCCATAAAACTTGTTGATAATAGCACGACTGGCACATTTACTATTATAGACGATGGTAGAGGAAATCTCTATGATGTTGCGTTTTCTTCAAGTTATGCAAAGAGAGTTCCAACTGCACAAAATAGCGGTAGTGTTGTTGGAAATGTTTTTTACGATGATGGTTTGTTAGTCATTACCGATACTGGTTCTTATTCCACAGTAGGAACCTTGGAAGGTAGTGATGGTTTCACAATTGATTTCAAATCCACTCAAACTATATACGAAAGAGAGTATGTTTGTATAGTTGGTGAAAATGAATTTCAATTCACAAATAATAAAAGTGCTCGTGTTGGTAGAAGTGGTAGTGTAAATATTGATACTTTTCCAAGACAAGAATTTTTATATCGAACTGATACATTAGATGACCAATTTCAATATGAGAGCATTGGTTTTTCTACAGGTAGTTTCGACACAAATGGTTATAGAATGGGAACAGAATTTATAGGTGCCACTACACATAGTGATTTTGCTCCCTATGTCACAGCGATAGGTTTATACAATGATGATAATGAATTATTAGCCATTGGAAAACCAGCAATGCCAATTAAAAATGAAAAAGAATTAGCATTGACATTTGTTGTGAGATTTGACACAAATTAATTCCAAGCTACATATTTTTCAACATATATATAATATTTATATAGTGAAATAAAAGTCCAACTTTTTTTGTTCTAAAAAGGTTACGCCAACAATATATTTAGAGGAGATTTACATTGCGTAAATTTTTATTAGGCCTATTATTGGTTATGAGTTTTGCATATTCTCAAACACCAATTATAAGGCTTTTACAATCAAGAGAATACAAGACACCTAAGTTTTGGTGGAGAGACCAAGTAACTCACAACTTGAGAACATACTTGGCTGATGATACGTCTACCCCTGCCTATAAGAATAACAATTTTGATGCTTGGAGAGACTCGGTTATGACTGTAGCGGTCACCCTTGATGATAATGGAGCTAGTGTTACATCTTTTCGTTTAGATTTGGTATTTGATAATGACCTATTTACTTGGACTCACGATTCAACACACGTAGAAAAAGGTGCTTACATAAATAGTTGGACTGAGGGTGATGATGGTAGTGGTGGTGCACATTATTCATACGAGGTGGTTCACTATTCAAATGTTGGATACACGGATGGTATAGCTAGTGCTGGTAATGAAAAATCAGCTAGTGATAGTAGGTATGATTGGTTAAGAATAACAATGGTTTCACATAATGGAGGCACTCATACGTTTGGTAATGGTGACGGAAATCAGACTGAACTATTAAAATTACATTTTAAGGTTGATGATGTGGCTGATAATTTTAATCCAAGGAGTTTTAGGGTAGCAACTGAGTATGAAAACACTACAGGTTATTACACTTTTGTAACAAATGGTTATTTTGCATCACCATATAAAGTTTACATCGATGGTAATTATGGAACTGAATCAACCAACTTAGATGGTGCAAGAGGTGACATAACATTACACCCAAAACTATTGGACGTTGAGGGATACTTCAGATATGCTGGTGGACATAGTAGA